TGGTTACAGACAGATGGGTTTGAATATTATCTTAAAACAATGCATCAATACATGTCATTAAATAACGACGAATCATATAACAAAGCTCTAGAATTATTTCATAAATTACTTGAATTATTTACTCTATCAGTAGAATAATTGATTAAATGGGTATAAAAATTTAATACATAAATATTTACATGTCTATTAATCTAATAACAGGGTGTATGTTTTCAGGGAAAACATCAGCTCTAATAAAGATAGCTAATAATTGTAAGAAAGATAATCTTAAGGTAATTATTATCAATTACATCGGTGATACAAGATACTCAAAATCTGATAAAATAACAACACATGATGGAATTTCAATGGATTGTAAAACTTGTGGAAAAGACTTAATTGATATTCTTATTAAAAGTAGTGTTTTGACAGCCGATGTAATATGTATTAATGAAGGACAATTTTTTGATAATCTTGTAGAGTTTTGTAATATCTATGCTTCCTTGGGGAAAGAAATATATGTATGTGGACTAGATGGAGATTATCTAAAGAGACCCTTTGGTGAAATTTTAGATTTGATTCCCCATTGCGATACGGTTACAAAATTGAGCGCAGAATGTTCATGTGGGAGACCGGCTAATTTCACAAAGAAAATAAAGAGTACCCCATATTTGATACACATTGGTTCTCACGAGACGTATTCCCCAGTTTGTAGAAAATGTTATGAAAACTAAATTAAATTGACTTAAAAAATAAATTTATAATGTATAATGTATAATGGCTGCATCAGAGGCAAAGGTTATTGAATTGGAGACTAAATTAAATGAAATGATGAAAAAACTAGAAAGGATCGAAGAAGGTACTTCTAGGATGTCTAAACACATCGAGTTCATTGAGGGTGTTTATGGAACGGTTAGTGCTCCAATGTTTTGGATATGTAATAAAGTAAATAGACTAAGGGGAGAAATTAAAGACGCTACACCCCCTACCCTTGAAAATGAAAAAATGAAAGAAATGAAAGATATCAATATTCTAGAACAGGATTAATTAAATTGCCAAAAAAAATACAACTTAAAATTAAATTACATTACATTATAATATAATAGGATTGTAATGAATATCAAACAGTTTCTAGTTTGCAAAATAAGCGATAGGTTTCCGATGGAGGTTAATGAAATTTTGTGGGAAAATGTAAAAAATGATGCTGCATCTCAAATAGCTAAGATGTATTACTACAAGGTTGCTAAAAATAATGATATATTTTTGGAATTAATGCATATGGCCGATTATGATTTAGAAGTTACAGAAGACGGAGAAACTCAATTGTATCAACTACCGATTGATTGGGCATCTGAATTACCAGATGATGTTTATCAATATGAATATCCTCAAGAATGGAGTGTTGATCTAAGAACATCTGAAAAACAAAGAATTGCTAAATTTATAAAATATGCTAAAAAGAACATAACTTATAAATATATTCAAGAACCCGGTGCATGGTTGGACGCTATAAGGACTATTAGAGAAATATTTTTCATAATAGATTTCCCTCCTACATCATGGAATCCACCTGTTAATGATTCATTTTGGCACGATCTTAAGTACATTTTAGATAAGGTAAAGTTTGAAAATGCTCAGCATCAACAGTGGATGATTCAGGGAACTGGGGTTATGTGGTGGGATTACTAAAACAAAACAAAACAAAACAAAACAAAAAAAATCATTAACTTTAGGGTTAAAAATAAATACGTTATTTGTTAAATAAAAATATTTATTTAAGATAAATGACAAAAGAAGACAAGGATACAACTCAATTAATTGTAATAGCCTTAGCCATGGGAGCTTTTGCACTTTTTCTATCTCGTTGGGCAAGTTCTCAAGAAGCTAGCGCAGCTCAAGAATATGTAGATGCTTTAGACGATGATAGTATTGAACGCGATAATTTAGGTATGGGTGCTGTTGTTAAGGATTTACTATCTAAGATAAAAAAACTTGAAAATGAAAAATCCGTAAGTAATGATAAGATTTCGGCTTTACAGAGACAGGCTGCCATTGAACTTGAACAATCTAAATTTCTTACATCTAATGTATTAAAGTCTACCACGGCTTAATAACTTAAAACTAGATTTATGTTAAATATTATTAAAAAATAAATATATTTATTAATAATAATTATGACAAAAAATACAGAAGATGCACTAAAAAAATTAATTAATAAGTCTAAAGCTAAAATAGCCAATAATAGAGCTGATATGGTAGATACTATGGTTAAGAATACTATGTCTGATCTTAAAAGAGACAGAAAACGTGCTTCGTGGATGAGTCTTGGAGGAAATAAAGAAAAATCCGAAACGGGAATACAGAAAGTTTTCCATCATTCTTCCGGACATGTTTGGTTTTGGATTAGCGAGAGTGATTATGATAATATATTTGGGACACCTGCCCCTCAAAAGCTCGCACCGGGGGTATCGGACGAAGGCATAGTAGTTGGTGATGTTTTATATACCAGTCCAGATGGTAAAAAAACACTAGGGAATATTAGATTTTATAATATGAATGCACACGACGGCGAAGTGAAAGCGGCTTTTCCTGACCCAGGTATTTGTGGGAGATGGGATGAGCTTGAGTATCTTATTTCAGATTCGCATTTTAAAGAAGGAGGAACCCTGTATAAAGCGGGTAAGAATGGTGACTGGAAAACATACCCACCGCTTGAAGGAATGGAATGTGCGGTTAGTTATGGTGGAACCGACGCTCATAATGGTAGGTACGTTTGTGGTCAGAGTGCTGCTGGTTGTGTGGGTATGGTGCAAAACGAATCCTGGGGAAAATGCGCCCCTGGACCTCCCCCTGATCGCGCTGCTGCCGAAGGGGAAGCTTGTAATTATCATCATGCAAGTTTACATGCGCACGGCGAAGGTAAACCTATTCACAAAGTATGTGGTGCTGAAGCACCTAGATGCGACATGTGGGGAAATCAAACTTCTGGTAGATGTATTAAATTCGAAACAATTGAACAATACCATCCCGAAAAGACGGTTGTTCATGGTCGGAAGAAAGACGATCTTACTTTTTATCAATGCCCGGCAGGTATGTTGGGACCCGGTTGCAACTCTCAAACGGCAGCTGTGACCTCCCGGAATGGTACACACGATGCTTGTAAAATAGGTTACTATTTATATTGTTATCCTGATAATAACCCCCCGGTTAGTTATCGCTCTTATAGTTCTTACTGGGCTGACCCCGAGGGTGCGGACGGTGAGGCCTGGGCGAAGGCTCGTGGGCACGAGGCCGTTGGTTTTTATAAAAATTCTCAATTAGGTAGCGGAGCGTCGTGGTCCGCTGGTGCGAATGATCTAAATCAATGGATGGTAATGTATTTAGGTATTCCACGTACTTTAGTGAGGGTTGTTACACAAGGAAGAGCTGACGCGAATCAATGGGTTACAGAGTATAAAGTTCAGTACAAAGAAAAAGAAGAGGACCCCTGGACTGACGTGAAGAATATACAAGGGTCACTTATATTTACTGGAAATCGTAACTGGGGAAACGAACACGTATCAAACGAACTTGAAGCCCCTATATTCGCAGCGTATATAAAAATCATACCAGTTGCTTGGAATGGTCATATATCTATGAGAGTTGGAGTTGACCATGGAATTCACGGAAAGCCTGGGATAGTTGCTTATAACTTGAGTACGGAGTCGGACTCTGAATACACAAAGACCATGTCTGCAACTGCATCCACATTACAAAGCTGGGCAGATAACGTAGTTAAAAAAGTTGCTGCCAGTGCCAGTGCCGGTCAATGTACTATACCCGCTGATGCGTCAGGAAAAAGAGTTTGTAAAAACGGCGGGGAGGGGGAAAGCCAATTTAATTCTTGCACAGCTAAACACGATATGTGGACTGATTTGAAAACTAATCCAGTTTTAAGACATTTTGTAGATGCTTGGAAGGGAGAAGACAAGGAGCCGTTAAGTGTATCTAAATTTATGAGCTCACCTAATTTAGCAAATAATCAAATGGGAATAGGATGGTTACAGATACCCACTACTGAAACTAATTATCTAAGAGGAGAATGGGGATCCGCACCCGGAGTCGCTGGTCACAGCAATAATTATCCAAAGAAAGTTACTGATTATACAATTGACGGAAGTAGTAGACTTACTATGTTAATAGTAAGAAAATTTAGCTCAGATGAATCTAAGGCAATTTATGATGCATTACAAAACCAGACAGCAGTGAGTGCACCTAGATCCGGAGCAGCAAAAATTGTTAGTGGACATAATTTTATTTTTACAAAGGAGGGTCATATATCTTTCATACCCCCAGGTAAAGAGAATGCCCCAGAAAATCAAATTACATATTTAAATCCGTTTATCAATCCAGAACATGACAATGTAAACCCTGAAAGTGGGGGTAAGGCGGGTGTGCAAGCTGATAGTGTATCTGATCCTTTATTTGTTGATGAAAGGCAACTTAATACATTGCGGGGTTCCACTGATGACGCTTCAGATAACAGTATTGGTAAATATAGTGGATACCAACCGTCGAAGAAGGGTATAGAATTGGTATATGCAATGGGTCCTAAGACTGTTATGAACAGGGCTTTAACTTACATTTTATATACACCAGCTAATGAAGATCGTTTAATTACAACCCCAGCTGGACCGGTTGATAATGCTAAGGCATTAGAAGCTGTCGGAAAGTCTAGATATTATTTACTTTATAACCCTATTCACACCCTTGAATTTAGGAGATTTTTTCAATCTCATTTACAGGCAACCGCATCAGGATCGACTCCTCCAGATACAGATTTGTATTATAGTGTACCTTCTGCCCGGACTCCTTATTCTGCTGGCGCAGTTAAAGTTCAAGATCCGGCTGGATGTAGAGATCTTATTGATGTTCCTTCATATGGAACTATTATAGCAAAATATTGCAACGCCTTTCAAATTACAGGACTTAGGAATGCTGCAGGTTTTCATGATATAAAACATTATGCAGACCCTACGTGTCCTTTTGCTATGAGTAGTGATAGCGCTTTTCACGGGTTTGCAACTAATTCAAATGTAACACAGCAGTCTGTACGAGAGGATTTTTATAAATTAAAGCGTAAGAGTACAGCATATTCTTCTCAGCAAATAGGAAATAGTAGAATAAGTTCGATCGAGGACCGAGAACCTTACAAATCGCTTTCATGGGCGTGCATGAACCATTACACCGACGAAACTAATAGTGTTATGGCGTGGATGAAAGAATCAGGGATGTTAGATTACAATAGTAAATCTTTCATGAAAGATCTAATTAATAGTGTTATAAACACAAGTGTACATAAAGAGGTGGGGCAGATAGCCTCAATTGAGAGAATTCCTTCTACGACTACTGATGGGGGGACTATCCGTCCGATGACTGCAGCTGAACTAGATGATTATTTAAAGAAACCACAAGGCTTCAACGGTGTTCATAAATGGGGACTGTCAAAGTGTATTGATGCTGTTAAAAAAATTACTCTTTGTTCAGCTGAGGTAAATGTAGCTGGTAACATAGTAAATAGCAATTCAAGTCAGTCACTTACTTGCGGCGGAGACCCCGAACCAGATGACCCCGATGAAGACCCCGATGAAGTAGAAGATGATGCATCGAAATCTGAGAATCCCGATAAGCCCACTCTTGAATGTGAAAACCTAGGTAAGGTACCGGAATGTGCAGAATTTGGTGAGGAGGGCGAGGATGCTGTTTATAAAGAGGTAGATGGAAAGACTATATACACAGCGTGTTGTATGCACTCTAATGGTACTGATATGATAGAATGTCCGGTGAAAGAAAATGGATCGTGTGAGCCGGTTAAGGCTGAGTTGACAGGGTCGGCACCGGAAGAAACCCAAACTATAGAAGGAGGTGGAGATGCTACAGTAACGGTATCAGTAGCTGATTTATCTGGAAGAATAGATAAAGCTATGAATGTAGCAGTTACTTCTAAAAATGCATACCCAGATGACTTAAAGATTGTAGATAAGGCGGACGCAATTTTAACAGAATCTAGAATACTTCAGACAGAAGCTACCAAGTTAGAAGCTGAATTAGAGATTTTAGATGTAACAGGAAAAAGAACAACGTTTAATATGGAACTGGGAAATTTGGCAGATAAAGTAATAGAGTTAGAAAAACTTGAAAAGGAAATAGTTAAGTTAATATCGGATAATTATCTCTTCGGACAGAAGAAAATGTATGTTTTTGGGGCTATTGGAGCAATTGTTTTAATACTCATTTTATTCTTTTTTATGATGAGAGGTGGAGGAGGACGCAAAGTTGCTCCCGCGGCGGCTTAAGGAAAACAAAACGTATAAATAAATTATTCTAAAAATAAAAATAAAAATATAAACTAAAAGTAAATATGGCGACAGAAGGAGACGCAGAAAAAATTAAACAGGTTGAAAGAGTGATGTTGGCAACACCCGGTGTTAAAGAAAACGAAAAAGGATGTCCAGAAATGCCCCCGGAGCAACCTTATAATCCTCAAGATTCACTGGAGATGGCTGAAAAAGCGGCTAAAGCTATGGGTATGGACAGTGAATGTGTAGAAGTAGCTAAAAATATTTCAGATAAGAAAATTAAGTCTGAAAGTACTAATGTTGTAGTAGTTACACCTTTTGGAGGAGGTGGGGGTTCTAACCAGCAGAATGAAACTAATACATTTACTGACACAACTATGACTAAATCTGGTTGTCAAAAAATTTCTAATACAATGAACCAGATGAAAATGGAACAGATAAGTATGACATGTAACATGAACAGTACACTAAGTGAACAGAGTGGTGAGGCGATTGGAGAAAATAATTTAATAATAGAAACAATTCCACCTAGTGACCATGCGGTAACTGTTATAGAAGGCAGGGTTAAAGACTTAACCGAAAATCTTAGGGTAGCTACCGAGATGTACGAGGCCGTTGCAGCGGACAATAATGGTACTGGTGCTATCGAACGATTGACTATAGCGGGGGTGCAGGATCCTATGCTTACATCTGCGGCAGAAGCTATTAATAAATTATTAAAGGACAAATTAGATGCCTTACTAGCCGTTGTAGACATGAATAGACAGGCTCTCGATGATTATCAAAGCGGTAATTCACTTGATGCATCCATTATAGGTTCTAATATTACACAGAAAATTGATTCAAAAATGAAACTTGCTGCAAAACAAGATATTGATTCAACAGCCAAAGCAGTGATGAAAGAAAGTATGAAAAGATTAGCAACATCGGTTGCCCTTGACAAAATAAACACAGATATAGGTCCGGGAGGTGCTCGGGATGCCGCTAGGGAAATGGTTACAAACCAGATTGATGAATCAATGAGAAAAGAAGATACTAATATAGAAGAAACTATAACTAAAAATAGTATGAAAATAAAAAGTGGTAATACAGTAGTTTTGAGTGTAAAAGGTAATATAGAAGGGTCTGATATTTCTCAGTCTGTTAGTTCTCAAGTTTCATTAACCGTTCAACAGAGTGTTAAAAAATCTGTAGAAATTGGGAAAGAATTAGCAACCGAGGTTATAACCAAAACAGTAAAAGAAAATATAGAAGACCGAGCGTCGGGGGGTATTGATAAGGTCGTAGAAGCGGCGTCCGCGGGAGACGCTGCTCTCGTAGCAGCCACAAAATCAGAGGGGTTAGGTGATATAATGAAGAAAACAGGTGAGGGTGCAGGAGCCGCGGCTAAGGGATTGGGGGAAGGTGTTGGTGCAGCTGGGAAAGGTCTTGGCGAGGGAGTTGGTGCGGCGGGTGAGGGTGTGGGTAAGGGAGTTGGTTCTGCATTAGGGGGTGCTATGATTCCTTTAATAATAATTGGAGTTCTAGTTATAGGAGGATTTTTCCTGTTGACCAAAGGAGGTCCTATGTTAGCTGGAATGACAGGTGCTAGTCCTGGTACTATAAAAATGGTAGGCGGTATTTTACTTGTTATTATCGTCGCTTGTATTGTTATTTTTTGGGTTCTACCCGCTTTTAGCGGTGGTAAAGAAGAAAGTAGATATCAACATCGTGTAGGACCGGATTATTATATAAATATACCCGCTCCAGGACAGGGAATGCCTCCAGTTAATACACAGTCTATACAGAGTCCTTATGTTAGAGTAGAAAAACGTAATTTCAAGGGAGATAGATCTGCTAGAAAAATTCCTTCATATAAAAAAATAAGTCAATACTACAGATCCCCAACTCAAAAAGTTCATGATACAACTTATAATGTAAATGAAAAACCTAGGAATATTTCAACGGTTCATAATCCAACATATCATTTTCACAATAAAGTAGAAGATAATCCAGTCATGTATAGTAAAAAATCTGCGTATAAATATTAAATAAAAATAAATTTAATTAATGTATGTAATTTAGCGTAATGGAAATGAAAGTATTTTTGTTTGTAATTTTATTACTGATAATTATAACTACATGCATTATAATAAATATAAATGAACTTATGAAATATGATGAAAATAAAAATTGTTGCAGTTGTAGCGTAAAATTAAATTAAAAAAATGAATTAAATTAATGAATTCAAAATGTAATTAAATGTATTATTTATTCATTTATAGAAATAATACATTTAATTATTATAGATGAAGGTAATTACTAGAAGTGGTCAGAAAGAACCTGTTAAATTTGATCTCATTACTAATAAGATTACAGCCCTTGCAACAGAGTGTAAAGATTATACAAGTCTTGGTATTCCATGGAAAAAATTAAATGTAGACCCTGTTTTTATAGCTCAGAAAATTTGTAGTCTTATTTATGATGGTATTACCACCGCTCAGTTAGACGATTTTTCGGCAAGTTTTTCTGCTACTTTATTTAAAAAAGAACCCGATTATTTAATTCTAGCCAGCAGAATTGCAATTAATAATCATCACAAAAATAATAAAATTACTTTTACAGAACTTTGTAACAAATTGTATGAAACAGGGATTCTTAGCGAAGAGTTTATTAATTATGTGAATGAGGGTGACAATGGTAGTTTTTTTGAAGAGATTATTTTTGAACAAAGAGATTATAATATATCCTATTTTGGTTTTAAATCCCTTGAGAAGTCATATCTACTAAAAACAAAAGATGGTTACCAGGAAACTCCTCAGTATCTTTTTATGAGAGTAGCTATTGCCATTCATATGGGAAATAGAGACATGATTAAAAATGTTTACGATTCCCTGAGTGGAAAGTATTATACACACGCAACACCAACTCTTTTTAACGCAGGGACTAATTATCAACAATTGAGTTCCTGTTTCCTTCTAGGAACAGAAGATTCTGTAGAGGGACTATATAAAACCGCGGCAGACATGGCTAAAATTTCTAAATGGGCTGGAGGAATTGGTGTACACATTAGTAATGTAAGGGCTAAAGACTCGCATATTAATAAAACCGGTGGGAAGAGTAATGGTATAATGCCACTTCTTAAGGTTTATAACGACATTTCTAGACATATAAATCAGAGTGGAAAGAGAAATGGTTCTTTTGCTATATACATGGAACCCTGGCACGCAGACATATATGATTTTCTAGATGCTAAGAAAAATAACGGAGCTGAAGAAATGAGAGCCAGGGATCTTTTTTATGCACTATGGATCCCAGATTTGTTTATGAAGAGAGTAGAAGCAGATGAAATGTGGTCTCTAATGTGTCCTAACGAATGTATAGGTCTTAGTGATGTTCACAGTGAAGAATTTGAAAAGTTGTACACTGAATACGAAACTAAGAATTTGTATCGTAAACAGATTAAAGCAAAGGAACTTTGGGAGAAAATTATTAATACCCAAATTGAAACAGGTCTTCCTTACATTCTATACAAAGACTCTATTAACAATAAATCAAACCAAAAAAATTACGGAGTTATCAAGAGTAGTAATCTATGTACTGAAATCATGGAATACTCAGATTCAAAAGAAACTGCTGTATGTAATTTAGCTAGTATTTGTCTACCTAATTACATTAAAGAAAATCTAGAGATTGATTACACTTTATTGAACGAAAAGACTAAGGAAATTGTAATTAATTTAAATAATATAATCAATGTTAATTCCTACCCTACACCAGAATCTAAAATGTCTAATATGCGTCACAGACCTGTTGGTATAGGTGTACAGGGTCTTGCAGATCTTTTTATGATTCTTAAGATATCTTATGATTCCACAGAAGCTAGAAACATTAATAAAAAGATATTTGAGTGTATCTATTACGCATCTCTTGAACAATCAATGGAAATTTCAAAACAATTTGGACCATACGAAACATTTTATGGTTCTCCCGCTAGTCAAGGAATCTTGCAATTTGATATGTGGGAAAATAGAGACAAAAGTCTAGATAGTCTTTATCCAGAAGAAAAATGGAATGAACTAAAAGAAAGTATTAAAACATATGGAATTAGAAATAGTCTACTTGTAGCTCCTATGCCTACAGCTTCAACAGCACAGATTATGGGCAATAACGAATCTTTTGAACCATATACCTCAAACTTGTATACAAGGGCGGTTCTTTCTGGAAATTATGTTATTGTCAATAATCATCTAATAAATGAACTGAAGAGTAGAAACCTGTTCAGTAATGAACTTATTGAAAAAATAATGCTTAATAAGGGGTCTGTTCAAAATCTAAATCTACCTAGTGATATAGAAAAGGTTTATAAGACTTCCTGGGAACTTTCGCAGAAATGTATTATTCAACTTGCTATAGACAGGGGACCTTTTATTTGCCAAAGTCAAAGTCTTAATTTGTTTGTAAACCCTCCAACGCCAAAGGTTATTCATTCCATTCATTTCTTTGGTTGGAAAAATGGTCTTAAAACAGGATCTTATTACATCAGAAGCAAATCAATCCTAGATAATCAAAATTTCTCTACGGAAGTTAAGAAAGAAAGTAATACAAAAAATACGTCTAAATTTAGTGAATGCTTATCTTGTGGTTCTTAAAAATCTCGCATAGAATAAAGCTAGTGCTATTATAAATACAAAGAAAGACAATGTATTAAAAAATTTACGCCAAGAAGGTTTATAAGGAGTTTTTTTGTCTATAAATTGTTCCACAAATGTATCAAGTTTGGGCGACGTTTTACCTAGTTTTTCATTTACATAATTATGAAAATCCCATGTCCATTTTATTAAAGAATCACGACTCTGAAGTATTTTAATCCATTCAAAATCGCTTATTAGATTAATGTAATTAATTGCATCGGTAGAGCATTTATCGCAAGGTAAAATTTTTACATAATTTAAAATAAAATTTTTGTATGCCTGTTTGTCAATTTCGTTAGGATCATTTGGATATCCAAAGGCTGTAAAATGCAATGTATCCCAGAAAATTGGACCCCATACGGTAGGGTTTATATTTTTTTTACTAGAAAGTTTCATTTATTAATAATAATATATTATAATTTAAATTGTTATTTAAAAGCGTGATTTATAATATATTATAATGGAATTGAGTTGTAAATGGACACTGTATTTACATTATAAAGATTTGGGTAGATTTTACAATGATAACATCGAAAAATTAATGGATATCTCTGATGTAGAAACATTTTGGAGAACATTTAATAATATTCCAAAAATTTATGATATATTTTCAGACGGAATAACAATTAAAAAAATAAAAAGAGTAAATGCAACCCCATGTGCTTATTCCTTTTTTAAAAATGACATATTTCCATGTTGGGAAGACCAAATGAATACTAATGGTTTTGAGTATTCTATTAAAAATGGAAACGATTTAAAAAAATTAAACTCAGAGTGGACAAATTGTATATTACATCTAATTGGGGATGAAGATCCTATAATGTGTCATATAAATGGCATTAGAATGGTAGATTGCACAAAATACTCAAGTGTTTTATATAGAATGGAAATATGGGTAGATGATGAAAAATACAAACCAGGTATTGAAAATCTAATAAAAAATAAATTTAATTTAGGAGAATATAAATTACTTTATAGATCTCATAAAAACATTAAAGAAACTATATAAAAGAATGATTTATACATTAGTATAATTTAATGGATCTTGAAGAAGAAGTTAATGAAATTGATTCGCGATTTGAAAGATTGGAAGAGATCTTAAATAAAATGGATTCTCGTTTTGAAAATCTAGAATCTAAATTTGAAAGCTTAGAAGAAAGATTAGAAGGTATAGAACTAAATATGTCACCTCTATTAGATTTACTCAATACGCTGATTAAGAATAATATATCAGTTGATACTCTAGAAGAAGAACCAAAAGAAGTAAAACCAGAATTAGCGTATCGAGTAAATGAAGACAATATTTACATCTACGGGACAAAAACATATGACAACCGGGGTTTAATTAAGTCTGCATTTAAAAATGCAAGCTGGTCAAAAGAGAACTCTGCTTGGACTTTTAAAGTTTTTGATAATTATGAAAACACATTAACTGAATTTTTCCCTAACATAATCAAGGGTCAATAGTAAAAACATTGATTTTAGACTTTCCTGTACCTACTTCAAAACCATTAACCTTCCTAATCCTAGGATCTTTATAACAATAATAGTGTACTGCTCTTTTCTTTAGATTTAGTCTTTTAGAGAGTGTTCTAATTGAAAGTTTTACCCCAGCTCCGTTTTCTAAGTACACATACACGGGATTCATATTATAATAAGTTATAGAATTTATCTTTAAATTATTATATTTTGTTAACTTAAATAAACTGAATTATGGGAAATATGTTCTCTACCGCGCCACCACCATCGACTGCACCAGGTGCTAAAAAGAAGAAAACTCCTTGGTATGAGAGATTAGATCAAAATTTAGACATTGGAGGAGATTTCTTTTTTGGAAAGAAAATAATGAAATTGTCCCTAAAACAATTACAGAAAATAGCTAGGCGCGTTAAAATTAGTATCTATAAGAAACGTAAAAATGGGATCGGATACACTAAGACTCCTTTAACGAAAAAAGCTTTAAAGGCTAAATTAACAAGAGCCAGAATTTCGTATAAAAAAAAATAAATACATATTATAAAATAAAATGAGTATACTTACATCTGCTAAGTTAGCAGCGGGTTCGGGGGCAGCAAAATTGGCTGCTAAAGTAGAGGCGAAGGCACAGGCTGCGAAGTCGGCGGCTGAGGCTTCTGCAGCGAAAGCAAAGGCGCAGGCTGAGGCGGCAGCGAAGAAGAAGGCGGATGAAGCTGCAGCCAAACTAAAGGCTAAACAAGACAAAGCTAGAAAAGCGGCTGAACACAGTCTAGGTATTATGGAAGCTAATGTGAAATATTACCAAAAACTTGCCGATGAAATAAAACAGCGTATAGCAACCAATGATTTGCAGAAGTATATGAAATTTGGTTCACCGGGAAAGCGAACGCGAAAGAGAACTAAAATTTCTGGTCCAACCCTAAAACAGCTACAGAGTTTAGCAAGGCGTAATAGAGTTAGTATCTTTAAGATGCGTAAAGATGGTAGAGGATACACTAAGAAACCTTTAACAAAGAAAGCTCTAAAGGCTCGTTTATCTAGGTCCCGAGTTTCATATAAAAATCTTAAGGTTCCTAGATCTAGAATTGCAACAAAAAGACGACGCGTAGCTAGAGTTCCTGCCCGTACAACGGTGTTAAACCCCAGACGGGGATGTCCCGTAGGTAAATACAAGGACCCCGCGACTGGTAGATGTAAAACAATACCGAAATGGGAAGATCTTGATGAATTAGATTCGGTTAATTTTAAGTGGAATTATGGTAGACAAATGTACGGACATAGTTGTTTTGGTGATATACCTTGTGATTGCGGGCTTTGAAAATGTATTAATTATAAAAAAAAATAATTTTATATATTAAAATAAATATGGATCTTATTATGGATGGACTCGAATCTGTCCCAGGTGAGCTTGGGATGGGATTTGGAAAGAGAAAACTAAAGATGACTAAGCAAGCTATTGCGGCTAGAGCCGCGTACCGCCGCAGGACCAGGGGATCGCCCAAGCGTAGACGTTCGCGTTCTCCCGGGCGTAGACGTAAGTCGCCAGTTCGTAGACGTTCGCCAGTGAGACGCGTCTATAAAGGGTGCCCTGGGTCACGTACTTGTAGTCAAACTGAGAAATACATTGATATGTTAGAGGGAAGAGTAACTGTTAACTCGCAGAAAGCGAACAGATTAGAGCGCGATTTGCAAAATTTGAAAAGTAAAGATATCAATGATGCCAAAAAGTTAGCGGCTGTTAAGAAGTTACAAAAAAGCATTCGTGCTAGAAATGCAAAGAGATCTAAATTGTCTTCGGATGCGGAGGATGATTTTGATGCTTATTCTGCGGTATGGGGGTCTTCTTTTGGAAAGAGAAAGCTAAAGATGACTAAATCGGCTATCGCGGCTAGAGCAGCTTACCGTCGTAGAACCAGGGGTTCGCCCAAGCGTAGACGCAGAAAGTCGCCTATCCGTAGACGCAGAAAGTCGCCTATCCGTAGACGCAGAAAGTCGCCTATCCGTAGACGCAGAACAACTATGTCGCAGAGAACATACGGTAACGTTCCCCTAAGTATGCAGGACGACTCTGATCTTTCGGTATTCGGAGGACCTATGTATGATAGAATGATGAGTAGAGCGAGAAATTTTAAAACTGGTATGTATAATCGACTTTCCCCAATGAGAGATAGAATTAGTAAAAGACTATCCCCTATCAGAGACAGGCTACGTAGATTATCACCAAGGAGATCGAGATATGGTAGAAGACTAAAGATGACCAAGTCGGCTATCGCCGCTCGTCGTGCTTACCGCCGTAGAACTTCTCCTCGTAGACGCAGACGTTCGCCAATTCGTCGCAGACGTTCGCCAATTCGCAGACGTAGAGTTAGCCCACGTCGCGGAAGAAAGATGTCCAAGAGAGTCATCTACGCTAATGCTAAGAAGGCTATGAGACTTCACCACAGGACTGGTATCTCACTCAAGGCTGCTTGGAGAAAGGTTCTAGGTAACAAGAGATCCAGATTCGGTGAAGATTTTGAAGACATTCTAGGTCTATCTGAGTTTGGTATGGCTACTGTCTGCAGACCTGGTTACTCGCCTAATCGTAGATG